CAACGTGTGTAAAACAACCACATTGTTCTGAACAAATGAAAGGTGAATTAATTATGAAGACTTTTGTTACACTCGCCGCTGTCGCTCTAGCTGCAGCCGCAACTCCTGCTTTTGCTGGTGACTTTACTGGTCCTCGCATTGAAGCAACTGCTGGTTACCAGGACGTTACCGCAAATCATACCAATCTTACCTATGGTGCTGATGTAGGTTATGATGTCAAGGTTCTTGGTCCAATCCGTGCCGGTGCTGAATTTGGTGTGGATAACATCTTTGACCGTCGTAATGTAAACGTAGCTGCACGTCTTGGTATCAAGATTTGCAACCATGCTCTTGCATATGCTAAGGTTGGTTATGCCAACTATCGTGACATCAACTTTACAAACCTTGATGGCGCACGTTTTGCTGGTGGTGTCGAACTAAAGGTTCTAGGACCTATCTACACCAAGGTTGAATATCGTCATGAAGATTTTGGCGGAACCAAGACCAATGGTGCTCTCGTAGGCGCTGGCATTCGTTTCTGATTGCCTAAACTTTGATACCAGAATCCTCGGTGGCTTTGCTGCCGAGGATTTTTTTCGTTGAGCTTCATTTTTTGGTTTACCTTTTTTCAAAGCCATGGTAGACTAAACTATAAGGAATGGAGATCAACATGACTACTTTCACGAAACAGAATCTCATTGCTGACCGTGAATATGTTCATTATCATCCTCATGCCGATACTTTCTGGGAAGGTCGGAAGTTTGTGGCTCGGTTCAAGCACCGTGGTCCGGTGACCAAGGCAAAGTTCCTCAAGGTTCTGATGAAGCACTATACGGTTGAAGATTACTTTGCCAAGCTTGATGCTGGTCGTGCTCCTCTTCAGATTCTTCAAGATGATGGTCATCTCACTTTTCACTATGGTGAAAACGGCGCTCGTAACTACTTTGTTCTTGATGGAAAGGTGCTCTAATGACTAAGAACGCTCAACGTGAAGCCGATCGTGCCGCTATTGAGTCATTTCTTGCCAAGGGCGGTGAGGTAAAGATTTGTGAACCTGCTCGTAAGAACAAGAACACTCAGCTGAACAAGCACATGGGAAAGGCCTAAGATGAAGTTTTTTTACTTTCCTGAATCAGTTTACATTGAAGCTCACATGGACTATCTGAAAAAGACAGGTAAGAATCCATATGCCGTTCGAGAGTACTGCAAGAATAATCTAGAGTTTTTTGTTGAAGTAGCTTTTAGCTATATCGATGGAACCTCCTATCCTGAAATGAAAGAAGTAGCATGACCTACGACGAGTTTGATGCACTGTATGCAGATGACACGGATCTTTTTGATCTTCATATGAAGTATATTCTTGATCATGGTGATTCGAGTGAGTATACCATCTGTGATGGTGACACTCTTGTTCTTGCCGCTGAATGGGGTTATCTCTATGAAGCTTTTCGTGATGATTATCTTGAAAAGAATCATTGACATTTTTTCAAAAGTAGATTAGACTAAACTATAAGGAAGTTCAACTTGATCTACTCTACCATTCTTTTTAGTTTTGGCTTTACGGTCCCTCTTGATATTCTTATCATTTGGACTTATTTGCGCTTTGGTAGTCTAGATTACAAATTTTGTTTTTGTCTTTGGACTTTCTTTTTTGTGCTTGGTTCTTTGATTGGAAATCTTTATGTCTGATGATGAACTTCTGATGCAGTGTCTCAATGATCTTGAGTGGGCTCGTATTATGCTTAATATGGGCGAGGAAAGGGATGGTGAAATCCTTCTGGAAACCATTACATATCTTCGGACTCGTCTTTCCGTTGAGCCTTTCGATCTTTCTGAAAGCTGATTTATGGTTCATCTATACTGTGGCGGTCTAGAGCTTTTTGTCTATTGTTTTCTTTTTAATAAGAAGGAACAATATGATTTTGAAGGCCGAACGATTCTAATGCTGATTTGTTTGTTTTTCGCTACGATTTTTGCACTCGGCGGCTTTATTGATATCGCTATCGGTGCATCCGAAGTTTACTACAATATTTTGCTTTGATAAAATGTTGACATTATTCTCAATATATGTTATAGGAAATATATTGAAGAAAGGATATATAATGAATTATGAGTTCCCGATCATTCGAAATATAAGCGACGTTCTTCCAGCAATCGAGGGAAGAGATGAGTTTGTAGTCGCCGATAAAGGGTCATATACTGTCATCAACTACAACGTGATGATGGCTGATACCTTTGGGAAGGCTGAACATCATACGTGGAAAAAAGCCAGCCGGCCTCCTGAAGATTGGAAAGACTATTTCACTTTGGATGATGATGCCAAGATTCGCCGTGAATGTCGTGGTATCATCTTTAACACAGAGACTGGTGATATCATTCGTCGCCCGTTCCATAAGTTCTTCAATGTGAACGAGCGTGAGGAGACGCAGGATCATGTCATTGATCTTTCGCGTCCTCATGCCATTCTTGAGAAGCTAGACGGATCAATGCTAGCACCGTTCATTGTGAATGGTCAAATGATCTGGGGCACCAAGATGGGTGCTACCGATGTGGCAAAGCCTGTTGAGGAGTTTGTAAAGAACAATCCTCAGTATGAGCGTTTTGCTACTTCCTGCATTGCCAACGGTGTAACTCCGATCTTTGAATGGTGTTCGCGTAAGCAGCGCATTGTTCTAGACTACAAGGAAGATCAACTGATCCTCACCGCTCTTCGCGATATGCATACTGGCGAATATATCAAACTGTTCGGTGATGGTCGTATCAACCGATTGCATGTTGAAGATTGGGATATCCCTGTCGTCCGTGCATTTGAGTTCACTAACTATGGTGAACAGAATGATATGAAGGCTTTCCTTGAATACGTCCACGATCTGGAAGACCTTGAAGGGTTCGTGGTTCGTTTTGATGATGGTCATATGTTGAAGTTGAAGTGCCATTGGTATCTCCAGATTCACAAGGCGAAGGAAGCTATCCTGCAAGATCGCAACATCGTTGAACTGATTCTGGAAGAAAAGCTGGATGACATCAAGGCTCATCTGCCTGCCGAAGATCGTGATCGGCTGACTCAGTTTGAGAGCAATATTCATTTTGATATTGCCCGTCGCGTAAGGCTGATTGGTATGAAGCTGGAATATCTCCGTGAGCGTGGTATTGATCGTAAAACGTTTGCAATCGATCCGAAGCACAGTGTTGGTGTTGATGCTTTCATTCGTCCTATTATTTTCAAGAACTTTGATAACGACATTATCAGTGGTCTGAAGATTGGCGAAGACGTTCGCAAAACGATCCGTAATAACCTTGGTCGCACGGCAAAGTATGAAGCGATCCGTGATGCTTGGTTTCCGGGAGTGAAGTACAATGACTGATCGTGAACTTTTGGAAATGGCGCTTGATGACCTTGATTGGGCAAAGGCCATGCTTGAGTTAGACGGCACCGATTCGCACGAATGCCTTGATGATGTGATTGCTGCCATCAAGCAGCGGTTGGAAAATAACGATTGACATTTTTTCATAATCAGCTATATTGAAAATGTAGCAGATAGATGGAGTGATTCGAGATGACTAAGCGTATTATCATGCTCGTTGGTGTTCCTGCTTCTGGCAAGTCCACTTGGATTGAAAAAGAGTTTCAAGGCGAATGTGTTGTTATCTCTACCGATAACATTGTTGAAGAAATCGCAGAAGCCGCAGGCAAGACCTATAATGATGTTTGGGCTAACAGCATCAAAGCTGCTGAACGTATCATGTGGGAAGAGTTTGATCGTGCTGTGGAAACAAAGCAGTATCCCATTGTTATTGATCGTACCAACCTGAACGCTAAGGTTCGTAAGAAGTTCTTTGATCGTCTTAAGAACTTTCATCCTAATCATGGTTATGAGATTGAAGCGGTTGTGTTTCCTACTCCTGAGAAAGAAGAATGGGAACGTAGGTTGAACAGTCGCCCTGGCAAAAACATTCCCCAAACTGTTCTTGACAGTATGGTACAATCTATGCAACAGCCAACATTGTCTGAGGGATTTTCTAAAATCGATATTTCTTCTTGACATTTTTTCGGATCTGAGTTATAAGGAATGAGTAACAAGGAGACTGACAATGTTTGATTTCTATATTATCGCCTCAGTTATCGTCAATATTTTTATGTTCATCATTTGGCGTCGAGGAGATTTGTTTAACTTGAGCCTCAAGATTCTGTTTCTGATTCTGTCTGTTTCTGGCGGACTTGTTGTGATAAACAACTATCACCTTATTCATTGAGTATAAAATATGTCCAATCGTTTTGTAATCTCTGACACTCACTTTGGGCACACCAACTCGTGGGAAAAGTTCAAGCTACCAAACGGCGATCCGCTGCGCTCGTTCACTTCCACTGAGGAAATGGATGAAGCGATGGTAGAGCGTTGGAACGCTAAGGTCGGTCCTAATGACACGGTGTATCATCTGGGCGATGTTGTTATCAATCGCAAGTCGTTGCATCATGTCAAGCGCCTGAACGGTAAGAAGCGTTTGATTCTCGGCAATCATGATATCTTTAAGAATCAGGATTACCGTGATGTTGGCTTTGATACACTGTATGGTGTTCGGGTGTTTGTGGACCAGTTCATTTTGAGCCATATTCCGCTGCATCCTGATTGTGTGTCTGGTCGATTCCGTGTCAATGTGCATGGACACCTTCATGCGAATGAGGTGCAGTGGCGTCCACTAAATGCCATGAATACGCTGGCGCGTGAACCTGATCCTCGCTACCTGTGTGTCTCTGTTGAACACACCAACTATGAACCGCTGTCTTTTGAAGAAGTGGAAGCACGTATTCAGAAGCGTTGGGCTGATACTGGTTATGCACCTGTTGCTAGGGCTTGGGGTAATGGAAGTGGACCAAACTAATGATTGACTGGTCAGAAATGTTGCATGTGCGTAAGCCAACCTCACAAGAGAAGGCACTTTATAATCGCTGGCGACTATACTTTAAAACTTGGTGCCCAGAATACGATGAAGAGAAGGTTCACAAATATTGTTCCCGTAATGCAGAAGTAGGCGAGGAACCACCAGATGCCTGATAACTTTTCTGATAAAACACTAGATATCGCTCTTGCGAAAACTGGAGAAGCTGTCGAACTGGCTTATGCTATCTATTGCTTAATCACCGGTGGTGATCCTGAAGACGCAGCATTTCTGCTTGAACAGTATGGTTACACAGATGAGAACGGTGACTGGAAGTATGATGAAGATCAATAAGAAAGCAGCACTTGCAACCATAAAGTTTTGGTTGTTCATCATTGCTATGGTTCTTGTTTTTTTATTGTGCTTCAAATATCCTGATATCGCCCTGCCTTTTCTCTTGACAGTTTGGTTTATTTTTGTTACACATTGCGTATACAAGATGTACGAAAGGTCTCTGTAAGTGAATATCTTCTATGTGGATCAAGATCCCATCATCGCTGCACAATGTCTTGTTGATAAACATTGCGTCAAGATGATCGTTGAGACGGCACAACTGTTGTCTACTGCACATCGCATTCTTGACGGTGATGAGTATGTTGGTGAATCTAAAACTGGTCGTAAAGCAAAGCGTTGGCGATTAAATGATGGTCGTCAAGATGTTTTGTATTCTGCTAGTCATATCAATCACCCTTCTGCTGTGTGGGTGCGACAGTCGGTAGAAAACTACAACTGGCTTGTTGACCACATGTTTGCTCTTGGTGATGAGTACACTTATCGTTACGGCAAGAAGCATTCGACAATCGAAAAGCTTGGTTATCAGTTGCAGTCTCCACCTTACAAGTTGAAAGAATGGGACTGGACTCCAATGCCTTGCTGTATGCCAGACGAATACAAAGTGTCAGATGATCCTGTATTGAACTATCGCGAATACTACAAGATTGGTAAAGCAAATCTTCACAAGTGGACTAAGCGTGATGCACCAGATTGGATGTCATAAATACTCCTAAAAGGAGAATGACATGGTGGCCCAACAGGGATTTCAATACGAAATAAATGCATGTGATCTGTTGAAAAAATATGGATTTGTGCCTAGTAACTTCAGACCAGCCGGTGCCGGACACAATCAACCCGATCTAATGCTTCTCTATAAAGGTAAAGAAGCAGGATGTGAGTTGAAGATTTCTGCTGCATCGGCTGGTTCTTTGGTTTTAAAGTACAACTCAAACAATAAATCAAATCCTTGGGGTTTTTCTGATATATCTGAGCAAGATGAAGAAAAGATTTTCATAAAAAATCTAGCAAATGATATTAAACTTTTCGATCTAATCAAACAATATTGGAAAGAAGTTCCTTATAAAAGAGACAAAGATGCTCTCTGGATGGCCACTGCCGGTAAACTATCAAAGAAGCAAGTATACGAAAGAGACCGCGACACCTTCAAAGATATAAGGGGCGAAATACCTGCCAGTAAAATCGAACAGTATTATAATAAGAAAAACACATACTATGTTAATGTGGGAACACACGGATTTTATCTGATGGGATCTAGAAATCCATTAGGACTAAAAGATGTTCCAAGATTTGGTTCTTCAGCAAAAGCAACATATAGAGCAAGAGTTCAATATAAGGGATCTGATAACTATCAGTTTACTTTTGAAATGCAGTTCTCTATATCATCAAAGTCTACTTACAACATTGCGCCTGTTGATGGTAAGTCAGTAAAGATACAAGAGAACAAACTTAACTTGTCTTGCTTTATATAAATACAACATAATCCAGCAATCAAGGCATAATGATGATCAACTTCCTATCATTCTTATCAGAAGCAGTAGAACACATCGGTGGTATCCAACATATTGAGCATCCGTCAGACAGAACTTTCGATGGACCAGAAGCAGCAAAACATGCGGTAGACACGCTACGTGGTGCAGCAACAGGAACTGCTCCAATCTCACGTAAGATTGACGATAAGATGTCATACAATGTCATCAAGACTCCTGATGGTCGCGTTGGTGTAAAATACAAGGGCAAAGGTTCGCATTACAACTTCACCAGCGAAGATGTCGATACACAGCATGGGCACAAGCCATATCTTGCTCATCCTCTGAAGCTATTACTAGAGCATCTACCAAAAGTCCTACCTGATCGCCCAGGCGAGTGGCAGGGTGGTTATATGAGCGATCCATCAATGAGAACAATCTCAAATGGTCGTATCTCACATCAACCAAACACAATCGAATATTCTGTACCAACAGACACGAAAGAGGGGCAGAAGCTTCGCAACTCTAAAGTCTCTACAGTTATTCACAGCGAACTTACAGGTCCGAACAGGGAAGCACATCCTGTTACGGACCTTTCTGAGTTTAAAGAGAATCCAGAC